TGACTTCAAACTCACCAATGAGAGCGACAAGCCTTTGGTGGAGTTCTATGATGCTCGCTACCCACACACAGAGTTTGGGCAGTTCATCACTCGCTACTACGTTGGCACCATCTTGGGCAACGACGGTTACTCTGGCAAGGGTGAGGGCGGCTTGATCCTCGACGGCGGCAACGCTGATTCATGGACTGTATCTGCACGAGACATGGACATTGTCCGCGCATACTTGAAGGGATACACAGAATGAACTACGGACAACTACGCGAGACTTGCGTTAACAAGTTCAGGGAGTACGACTCCAACATGTGCTTACGCGCATTGCAGGACTGCCACACTACACTGCAGTTGAACAATCACCTGCCCACGGACGATCCCTACTACATCAAGTTGTGGGCGGAGATCGATGCCATCCGTGAGCGCCAATTCAAACTCTCAAAAGGACACTAATGGCAACAGCAAAGAAGGTGGCGGCGAAAGCCGCGCCAAAGAAGACGGTGAAGTTAACTACACCCAAAAAGACGGTGAAGCAGGAACAAGAGTTCAGCATGCCAATGGAGGTGAAGGACTGGATCGACCAAGCCATGAGCCGCCTGAAGAATCTACAGAGCAAGGTGGAGCGCTTAGAAGCCGAGAACAAAGAACTCAAGAGTTACAAGCGCTGGGCAGAGCACCGCATCTTGAACAGTTCACCAGAGTGAGGACATCATGAGCGCACAAGGCAAAGAGTCTGGCACCAAGATGCCAAGGCACGACAGCAAGATCTCGTTCTACAACAAGAACGGCGACGAAATAGGCGTGATGGACTTCGCCGACAACTACCTATCCTTTGAGGGAAACGCCGAAGAGAGTGCAATCGAATTCATGGAGCACCTCAGCACCGTATTCCAATACAGACTCATGTTGGAATACAACAAAGGATACAAAGCAGGTAAAGACTTCACAAGCAAACAAACTTCAGGTTAAACTCACGTCCATATGAATGCGCTGAAACAATTGCGTGAAAGGACATATATGGCAGAGAAGTACAAGTTCAAAGACCGTGCATGGGATGTCACCCACAAAGATGGTAGGCACCTCGACACCGTAACCGTGCATGGCGACGACGTGCGCGAAGCCTACGAAGGCTACAAACAGATCAGCCCAAGCACCCATGAAGACGAGATCCTAAACAATGCTTTGTGGAAAGTATTGGACAGACACAAAGTCAAACCAGATGACATTGAAGTCAATGAAAAGGTGGATAAACCCATGAAGGTTATTCGTAAAGCATCAGGTGGACGAGTTGGTTGGTAACCACTAACATATACAATAAACAATTCGATTTTATTGGAGATGATCATGGCAACAGCTAACAAGGGTGCAGGAAGGCCAGCAGGAAGCCCCAACAAGGCCACAACGGAGGCAAGGCAGGCCATAGCCTCATTTGTTGATGGAAACGCTCACAGGCTCACTGGATGGCTCGACAAGGTCGCTGAGGGTGTGCAGGATGCCGACGGTGCATACGTTGTGGCACCTAACCCAGCCAAAGCGTTTGACATGTTCCAGTCGGTGGTGGAGTACCACATACCCAAGCTGGCGCGTCAAGAGCATGTAGGTGACGACAACAAGCCATTGGTGATTGAGCACAACGTGGACGTGTTCGGTGAGTTGCTCAAGTCAATTAAGTTGCAACGCCAATCAGAATGAGCGCACTAGATGCGGTGCTGGACGATCCCAGCATCAAAAAGGAATTTGAAACCCTGCATCCCATTGAGCAGGCGGTTATCAATTGGCAGTTGAAGTGGCTGGGCCAACAGGCGCATAAGCACCAGATAGAGCCGTCGGGTGACTGGTGGAACATATGGCTGATGCTCGCGGGTCGTGGGGCCGGTAAAACTAGGGCGTCCGCTGAAACTTTGGCATCATGGGCATGGGAGCAACCCAACACACGATGGCTTGTCTCAGCCCCTACCAGCGGCGACTTGAAGGGTACATGCTTCGAGGGTGACTCAGGGCTTATATCCGTGATCCCGCCTGCATTGATAGCCAAGTACAACTCCAGCCTGCACGAGATCCACCTGATCAATGGGAGCTTCATCAAGGGCATACCAGCGTCGGAGCCAGAGCGCTTCCGGGGCCCACAGTTCCACGGTGGCTGGCTGGACGAGCTAGCGGCATGGGAGTACTTGCGCGAGTCGTGGGACATGATCCAGTTCGGCATACGACTGGGCCAACGCACCAAGCTCATATGCTCCACAACTCCAAAGCCCAAAGAGGTAGTGATGGAGTTGATTGACCGTGAGGGTGACGACGTGGTGATCACACGCGCCAGCACGTACAGCAACATGAAGAATCTGGCGCCATCATTCCAAAAGCAGATCCTGCAGTACGAGGGTACGAACCTAGGCCGGCAAGAGATCCACGCCGAGATCATCGACCCTGAAGAGGGCGGCATCGTCAAGAGGGAATGGTTCAAGCTGTGGCCCAACAACAAGCCGTTCCCCAAGTTCGAGTTCATTATCCAGAGCTACGACTGTGGATACAAAGACGGTGAAGCTAACGACCCTACTGGGTGCATCACACTGGGCGCATACAAGCCAATGGACGGCGGCATGTGCGTGATGGTGATCGACTGCTGGCAGGAGAAGCTGACCTACCCAGATCTGCGCCCCAAGATCATTGACGAGTTCGAGTCGGTGTACGGTGAAGGCAAAGAGAAGAAGCGCGTTGACTTACTGCTGGTGGAGGACAAAGCCGCCGGCATCAGTCTTATACAAGACTTGCAACGAGCGCACCTGCCTGTGATTGGGTACAACCCCGGCAGAGCGGACAAGACCCAGCGCCTAAGCATTGTGTCCAACATCATCCGCGCAGGGCGTGTGTGGGTGCCTGAGAGCAGTAAGCGCAAGGGATTCGTGAGGGACTGGGCTGAAGGCATGGTCAGCCAGATCTGCTCATTCCCTGAGACGGCGCATGACGAGTTCGTTGACTGCATCTCACAGGGCTTACGGTACATGCGTGATGCCGGCTGGATCAGCATTGATGCACCACCTCGCGAGGATCTGGACGAGGACGACATATACGACGCCGACGAGTACAACAAACGTGCGCGTGGAAGAGAAAACCCATATGCAGTTTAAAACTGTAGTTAACTACACTTTGAAAAGTGTGGACGTGCCATGTTGGTGAAGGCATAATGGGCGGCATTCATGAAGGACATTCCATGATCCCAAGCAAGCCCCCTATGGGCATCAATGTAGCGAGCGATACCAAGGCAGGGCTGAGGTACGCTGACATGATTGTCGATGGGCAGAAGACCCTTGAGTCACGCAATAGCGACACACTGCGCCCCTATGTTGGTAAGCGCGTGGCGATTGTCCGCACTGGTGAAGGCAAGGCTAAGGCTATTGGTGAGGTTACGGTGGGTGAGCCGAAGGTGGTGAACCAGAAACAGTTCCGTGCGATGGAGGGCGACCACTTAGTCCCCAAGGGATCGCGGTTCGACATCAATACGCCGACCAAACACTTGTACCCCATGCATGATCCTGTGCGGTACGAGGAGGAGCGCGACGTCGGTCACGGTATCGTGTCGCGTCAGGTAATACACAAAGCAAGAGGTGGAACAGTGCAACCTACAACAGAACAAATGCGCCAAGAATTGGCAAGTAAGACTGCAAAGCAACCCAAGCATGTAAAGCGCCTGTATCACGGCACGGACAAAGAATTCAAACGGTTCAATGTTGGTTCATACTTGACCGACGACCCAGACTATGCGTCTAAGCATGGCAAAATCGTGATGCCCGTTCACATGTCAGCGACCAAGATTGCGCATGTCCTTGACGAGGACTTTAGGTTAATGGCTGGCGAACCAAGCGAGCTAAAGCCGTACATCGATGCAGGCTACGACGCCTTGAAGAGTGACGCCCACAATGACTACATTATCTTAGACCCAAGCAAAGTCAAGTCAGCGATAACGAACATGGCAAAGGGTGGATCAGTAGCCAAAGAACCCGAGAGCACCGTCAAGGCGTATAAGCTGTTCCGTGTGCATAAGGATCACCCCGGCAAACTTTTCCCACTCTTCGTAGACGCCAACACCCCAGTTGAGATGAACAAGTGGGTGGACGCCAAAGAAGGCGACATGAAAAACGGTAAGGTCAAGTCAAAGATCGGCGACCTTGCCTACCGACCCGGCTGGCATGCTGGTGATCTGCCTATGGCTACCCACATTGGAGAGAAGTCCGACCCATCAAAGACAGCGCCTGATCGTCGCCCATCTAACCATGCATGGGCTGAGGTCGAGATGCCTAATGATGTGGACTGGCAGTCTGAGGCTACCAAGCGTGGCACCAATGCACAAGGCAAGGTCATTCCAGTGAAGGCGCACATCACGGATCAGATCCCCAAAGGCGGACACTATCGATATAAGACCAACCCCAACATGACGGGTAATTGGTTGATCGGTGGATCTATGAAAGTCAACAAGGTGTTGTCCGACGCTGAGGTGGAGCGCATCAACAAGAAGGCTGGCATGGCTGACCTACCGCGCACTGAACCGTTTGCAAAGAAGACGTTTGGCTTTGCTCAGGGTGGATCTGCTCAAGGCTTGATTGCCCCTGATGAATTTAAAGCTGAAGAGTATGTAAACTACAAAGCCAAAGGCGGCAAAGTAAACCCAAGCCAACATGAAATGCGCCAAGCATTGATGCGCAAAGCAAGCGGTGGAGTTGTGCGCATGGCTGATGGTGGCATCCTTCAAGACGTCATTAAAAAGCCTAACCAATTAAAAGGCGTCGTATTGTCTGGTGCTAGCTGGCTGGCTGGTGATCAGAACACTAAGCTTGCTAATCAAGCCTTTGGTCAGGACGTTACGAACACAGCGGTAGGTGGGTACAAGACAGCAGATGTGCTGAACCAACTGAACGTGTTTGAAAGGGATGGAGGCACCTTTGCTCCCGGCACCACCGTAGTGTTGGACATCGGAGCTAACGACATTGCTACTGGTGTAGACCCAGCGATCACCCGCGCCAACCTAGATGAGATTGTGTCTAGGCTTGGTGAAAGCGGCGTGAGCATTATCTTGTCTGCCCAGCCGTTTGCTAACTCATTTCAAGAAGCGATTGACAATCCCAACTTGGTGATGAACGAGATGTACAGCGACATCGCGAACAACAATCCAAACGTGACTCTTGTCGATGCCATGTCTGGGATGCTGAACCAGAAGAACTTGATGGATGAATCTGGTTTCCACTTGAACAATGAGCAGTCAAAAGCAGATTACATCAACAAGTTTGCAGATGCGTACAAGGCAAACCAGCCAACGCAGAACGTTGTAGACACCACAAATACCAACACCAATCCTATTGGTGGATTGACAGCAATCACACCAGCGGATAACGTGCAAAACAACACGAATCAGATGGCGGACGCGACTAAACTAGTATCACCGTTGGAGCAAGCTTCATTGGTCGAGCAGACACCAACCCCACCAGAGCCGATCCAACAGATGTCATACAAGATGCCTGAGTATCAAATGGAGTCAACTCCATCGTATAAAAATTATGATGACTACAGTGGTGGTGTTATGGAACGAGCTAAAGGTGGTGAAGTGAGAAGCCCATTCGACTACGACAACCCATCACATGTTGAGAACGTCGCTGGCATTGCCGCCAAGCACAAGGACTTCAATCAGATCCCTGATGCGGCTAAACACTTGGCTAGCGTGTTGTCGCAGGGTAGCTACAAGTTTGTTGAAGACCCACGCATTCAGAGTGCCATCAAGCAAGCAGGTCACAACGGATACTACGTAAGTGGCAAAGAAGGCAAGCAACAAATTATTCGCAAAGCCGAAGGAGGCGCTGTGTTACCTATTGAACAAGTCAAAGCTCAGATGATGAACCGATTCAAAGGGCTGAATCAACTCCAATCCATTGGCGCCGAGGAAGCCCCCAGCATGGGCATTAAAGCGTATGTGCCTACCACTGGTAGCCCAGACGCTGGTCGCATGCCTGTAGGCGGTATAGACACGTCGCAAGGGGATCTTCCTGTTGGTGGGATCGACATGAGCAAGCAACAGCCCGGTCACCAATTGATGCCCAGCCAACCGGGTCAGCAACCCGGCATGGGGCAGGTGCCTATGGCTGACCAACCCCCTATGGACAGCATGCCTGTAAAGGGCGCAATGCAACCACAGCAAGCTGGAAGCAACATCTTGAGCATGACCCCCCAAGGACAAGCGATGGCGGCTCTAAAGCCCCAAGGTTTGGCTAAGGGCGGTAGCGCTAAGTCAGTTGACGAGATGAAAGCTGAGTTGGCGGCTAAGAAAAAGGCACAAGCGGCACCAGCGGCAAGCGACGACGATGATGATGAAGAAGAGGTGAAAGCGCCGTCCAAACGCATTTTGGTTAAAGCTGAAGGCGCTGGCGGAGTGACTGGTATTGTAATCCCGCACCATATGCTTCATGGTCGCAGTTGGATCAACAAAAAAGGCAAGAAAGTTGTGGTGCCGGGACTTAAAGACATCAACAAAGCACGTGCTGAAGTTTATGGTTCTGAGAACCGTGATCCCTTGAGCATTGGTCAAACGGGCAAGATCCATAAAGAAACACTTGAGGATCACTTTGCCAAGCCACTCAAAGACCAGTTAGCCTCAGAGAAAGAAGCGACTGCACGTTTGCGAGCCGCTAAACACTTGGGTTCCAAGAACAACACGCTGGACGAGTCTGAGAAGCTGGATACTGTGCGTCATGAGACGGACGAAGAAGGTCGTACCCATGTTGGATTTGCTTCTAAGGGTGTGGCAGGTCATGCACTGTACACATCTGGACACGGCAAGAATGAAAAGCATCACATCATCAACACTTGCCCCGGTCAAACAGAGGGCTGTGGTGGCGGTAAAGACTCAAAGGGTGTGATCGACACTAGCCGTGGTACCTGCTTTGCACCCAATGCCGAATCACAGTACGTGCATGCGGCTGTTCGTCGTGCAACACACGAACAAGCCAAGCACGACCCCAAGATGACACGCGATTGGATTTTGGCTCATACAGGATCAATGCGTGATGCGGCAAACAAAGCAGACAAAAGTAATCAACGACTTTTGTTCCGTCCTAATGTTGTGGACGAGACTGACGTGTCTTCACGCCACGTGATCCGTCACTTGAATGAACAACGTAAAGTAAACGACAAGCCACCAATTATTGCTAACTCATACGGCAAGACAAATGAGTTGCATGACCCTGAGAATGGTTACCATGTGACGCATTCGAACGTAGGCCCAAAGGTCAAGAAGGGTCAAGAGATCAGCGAGAATATTGCTCGCGACAAAGCCCGTGTTCGCAACACCATAATGGCGTCTGACAACAAGGGTGACTTTAAAAACGAACAGGGTCACAAGACGCCACCAAAGGGTTCGTACATGGTGACTGACGTTAAGCGTGGCTCTGAAATGTCTAAGAACATGGAGAAGCACATCACTCACGCCAAGTACTGGACGACTGGACGTGAACAGTATGAGTTGACACCGCAAGAGAAAGAAGAAGGCGCAGAAGGACATTTTGGTGGCAACGGCAAGCCTTCAAGCGAAGACGAGGCTCACTATGGTCATAAAACCATTGATGGAAAGCGTTATGACTACCAGAAGCAACACATCTTGCACCCACGCTTGGTGAACGTTCCTATTCGTAAAAAGAACAAAAAGACTGGTGAAATGGAAACTAAGGATCACATGATCCCTACAGATTCACGTTTCAAAGACACTGAGTTCTTGCCCAAAAATAAATTTAAAACTAAAAATGGCAAAGACGCTGGTCACATCTTGATGACCACGCCTACTGAGTCCACAAGTAACATTGGTCACGAGACTTCATTCACTCACAATGTAAGCCCCAAGCACATCGAGCATGCAATTGAGAACAAAGGCGAGTACGAAATTGACAAACCAGAAGATCAAATTAAAGCTTCTAACAAAGAGTACCGCGCACCACAATCAATTAAGTTTTATGCTGGAGGCGGTCAAGTTGGTGGTCGTCACATTGGCTTTAGCGATGATGATTTCCATGCGTTCCCTGAGCAAAACGTGGTTGCACAACGTCACTTAGCTATGCGTGGACATGATCATGAACCAGTTGCAAAACACGGTTTGTCGAATACCAAACGCAAAGTTACAATGAACAAAGACATGGACACCATGTTGTTAGAACTGACACGTAACAAGAAAGCCAAATGATGGACGAACTTGACCCAACACAAGATCCCATGATCACTGAGAATGAAGACGGCAGTGCTGACGTAGATCTGCCTGATGATCTGTCTGAGATCGAGGAGATGCCTGATGGATCGGCTGTTGTCACGATGCCTGACGGTGGCCCTGAAGAGAATCCAGACTTTTACTCCAACATGGCGGAGTCCTATGACGAGTATGACCTTGGCAAGCTGGCAATGCGCTACAGCGACTTGCTCAAGACGGACAAGTCAGCGCGTGAGCAGAGAGATAAGCAGTACGAAGAGGGTATCAAGCGCACTGGCATGGGCAATGATGCGCCCGGCGGCGCCACCTTCATGGGTGCCAGCAAGGTGGTTCACCCTGCTATGGCTGAGGGCTGTGTTGACTTTGCCGCCAAAGCTATCAAAGAAATGTTCCCACCTGACGGCCCTGTTCGCACTAAGGTGCTGGGCAAGATGGACGACATTAAATCTGAGAAGGCAGAGCGCAAACGCGACTACCTGAATTGGCAGATCACTGAGCAGATCGAGGAGTTCAGGGATGAGCAAGAGCAGTTGCTGACGCAGTTGCCATTGGGTGGCTCACAGTACTTCAAGATTTGGTTTGACGAGCAGAAGAAACGTCCCTGCGTGGAGTTTGTTCCAATCGATAGGATTATTCTGCCGTTTGCCGCTAGCAACTTTTACACAGCACAACGTGCCGCTGAGGTGCATGAGATCACAGCGTGGGAATTCAATCGTCGAGTAGTCAGCGGTATGTACCGCAACATCGACATGATCCCTAACACGATGGAGCCTGAAATGACGAAGGCTCAGAAGGCGACCAACAAGATTGAAGGTAAGAAGTTTGAAGACAACGACGATGGCTTGCGTAACGTCTACCACATCTACACTTACTTGGAGTTAAAAGAAGACAAGTACACCAAGGGTGAGATGGCTCCTTACATCCTAATGATCGACGAGTTGGACAACGAAGTCATTGGTCTGTACCGTAACTGGGAAGAGCAAGACGAGACGATGACCAAGCTGGATTGGATTGTGGAGTTCAAGTTCATTCCTTGGCGTGGTGCCTATGCTATTGGTCTGCCACACCTCATAGGAGGGCTGTCAGCGGCTCTTACAGGCTCTCTACGCGCTTTATTGGACTCTGCCCATATCAACAATGCGGCGACCATGTTGAAGCTCAAGGGAGCGAAGATGTCTGGTCAGTCCCAGCAGGTGGATGTGACCCAGATTGTGGAGATTGAGGGAGCGCCCGGCGTCCAAGACATTCGCCAGATTGCGATGCCTATGCCATTTAACCCACCTTCAGAGGTCTTATTTAGGCTCCTAGGCTGGTTAGATACAGCGGCGAAGGGGGTAGTGTCCACCTCAGAGGAAAAAATCGCTGACGTCAACGCTAATGCCCCTGTAGGTACCACTCAAGCATTGATTGAGCAGGGTGCGGCGGTGTTCTCGTCTATTCATGCTCGTTTGCATGAGTCGCAAGCCCGTGTGTTGAAGATCTTGTGCCGGCTAAACCGTTGGCACTTTGACGAGATGCGCAAGTCTGACGTGGTAGCAGATCTGGAAATCAGCCGCGAAGACTTCCAAAAGAACACGGACGTGATCCCTGTCTCTGATCCGCACATCTTCTCTGAGACTCAGCGTATGGCTCAAATGCAGGCTGTGTTGTCTTTGGCGGATAAGCACCCTGAGCAGTTCAACATGAACAAAGTGCTGGCGCGTTCATTGAAGCAGATGAAGATCCCCAACATCAATGAGTTGATGAAGGATGTTCCATCGCCTGAACAGCGCACTTCTGCTGACGAGAATGCGGCTATGTTGATTGGTCAACCTGCGTATGCCTACATGCAACAGGATCACATTGCTCACATTCAGGATCACTTGCAATTTGCGATGAACCCATTCTTGGGCCAGTCACCGTTTGCAGATCCCGGCTACCTGAACAACCTGATCGAGCACATCAAGCAACACATGACCTTGTGGTACTTGAACCGCTCAAATGGCTATGTGGCTCAGTCTCGCAACGGTAAGCCCGTGGACAACTACGATGATCCAATGCTCACAGGCACCATTGACCAGCTTTACACGGCTGTTGGTGCTCACGTTGGTATGGATACAAAGGAAGTGTTCGAGCAGTTTGCTCCAGCGTTCCAAGCGCTTATTCAGCAAGCACAGAAGCGCAAAGATGCACAGAAGCAAGTGCTACCGCCAGACGCACAAGTTGTCAAAGACACAAACATGGCAGAGACTCAGCGCAAAACGCAAGAGGATCAGGCTCGTTTGCAACTCGACACTCAAAAATTGCAGATGGATATGCAAAAGCACCTCGAAGACAACAAGACAAAGATTGCCATCGAGAATGCCAAGCTGACACATCAAACAATTACAGACATTGCCACTGGGCAATTACCAGAACCTGCGCCTACAATGGGCGCACCAATGGCAGAGATGCCGCAACAAGGTATGCCAGAAGGCATGCCACAACCTCAAGGAGTTCCAAATGTCAACATCTGATCAAGAACAAAAGAGCGTGTTGGTTCCCCAGCACAAGCGCTTGGCTATGGGCGAGAAGCTCTCAGGCCAAAGCATGCAACCTAAGGGTAACGGTAAGCCCCAAGGTGGTTTGTCTCAAGCTAAGAAAAAATGATTGAACAATTGATCCATGTGATCAAGATTCGACAAGCAGAATTGGCGCAGTCCCTTGCCTTGGGGAATGCGTTCAACTGGGAGTCATACCAACGGATGGTCGGTGAGTATCAGGGGTTGAAGTACACCCTTGATTCACTGGACAACATCCTGCAAGAGCAAGAAGGTAGAGAAGATTAACCCCAATCCTTGGGGCTAAAGGCCGCGCTGAAAAGTGCTTTAACGATGCACCTGAAATATGGTGATTTTTAGGAGTGAGTATGAGTGAGAGAGAAAAGATCCCGACGATTTCGGGAAGTGAAGGCGTACCTGATGAACAGGAGCTAAAGTGGGCTTTCCCCGACGTGAGTCCGGGTCAAAAGCCGTTCGGTGGTCGCGTAGTTGTACAGCTACGACGCATCAAAAAGACAACTGCCAGCAAGATCATTTTGGTTGCCGAAACCAAAGAGACTGAAAAGTGGCAGAACATGATTGGTCGAGTGGTGGAGATTGGCCCTCTGGCCTTTAAGAACCGCGAAACTATGGAGTCATGGCCCGAAGGTAGCTGGGCAAGCGTAGGCGACTACGTGCGAGTACCTAAATGGGGCGGTGATCGTTGGGAGCGCGAGGTTCCTAACGAAGAGGGTAACGAAGACCCTGTTCTTTTTATGACCATCAACGACCACGAATTGATTGCGAGAGTCACTGACGATCCGCTTTCATTCAAGGCTTATGTTTAATCGGAGAATTTCATGAGTACTGAAGACAAAAAAGAAGTAGATTTGAACATTGAAGAGACGAAAGACGGCTCTGCAGTGATTGATCTGCCTGAAAGTATGCTTTCTTCTGAAGATGGAGACGAAATTGCCGAGAGAAGCACTGGCGGTGACGTATCTGCAGAAGAAGATGACCATCCTGATGACTCTGATGCTGTAAGAGCGGCAAAAAGAGCGCGTCGTAGGTCTAAAAAAGACCTGATTCGCAAGACGAATGAGGAAAAAGACGCTCGATTGCAACAACTGCAACGAGAAAACGAAGAATTCAAGCGTCGTTTGTCCAATGTGGAGCGTGAGACTAAGAATAGTCAGATCGCACGTATTGACAAGCACCTAGAAGACCAGAAAGTGCGCTTGGAATACGCCAAGATGAAGCTGTCCGAGGCTGTACAAGCTGGTGACGGTGACGCGATGGTGGAAGCGCAGACGATGTGGAACGAAGCGCAAGCCGCAGTGGGCGAATTTGCTCGTGCAAAGCAATCTGCAGAGCGTGAAGCACAAAATCGCAACGACACACCTGTTGTTGACCCTACAGTGCAACGCAATGCCGCTGACTGGATGCGTCGTAATTCATGGTATCGCCCAGATACCTCAGACCGTGACTCGCAAGTCGCCAAAAAGGTTGACGAACTGCTAGTTACAGAAGGAATGAACCCCTCTGATCCAGATTATTGGGATGAATTAGATAATCGCTTGCAAAAAGCATTACCACACCGCTACAATGACAACAACGACAGTAATTCTGCTGTTAGAAAACCGAGGAACGTTGTGGGTAGTTCAGGTCGTGAAGCTTCAGCCGCATTTGGTGGTAACAACCGCACACAATTCGTGCTTTCTCCCGAACGGGTCAAAGCTATGAAGGAAGTGGGCGCTTGGGACAACCCTACGCGCAAGAAAGCAATGATTGAAAACTTCATCAAATATGACCGTGCAAACGGCGCCCGTTAACTAATACTTGGAAAACTATCATGACTGAATCACGTCTCAAAAAATCTCTCAACGCTGGTGGACGCAAGGATCGCGGAAGCGAGGATGCAACCCGCACAGCACCTGAGGATAAGTTCATTTCTACGCAGGAACGTCGCAAGATGTGGAGCGAGGAGTGGACGCAATCAGCCTTGCCAAAACTGCCCAACATGGATGGGTGGCACCTTTGCTGGCTTTCGACAACCAACAGCTACGACTCCATCGATAAGCGGATTCGCCTAGGGTACGTTCCAGTTAAATCTGAAGAGTTACCGGGGTATGAAGACTATCGCGTGAAGGCGGGAGAACATGTTGGGTATATCTCTTGTAACGAAATGTTACTGTTCAAACTACCTATGGATGTATTCCAAGAGATCATGATGCATCATCATCACGACCAACCTCGTGAAGAAGCTGAGAAGATTCGTGTTCAATTGGAAAGCTTGCAAGGTCAGCGCGACAGCAACGGTAAGCGACTTGTGGATGTCGAGGGTGAAGGTATTGGTAATTTTGATCAACAGCCAAGCAAAACGCCCGTATTTTCGGGCTAACCAAAGGAGTCTATTATGAGTTCAACCTCTGCTCCGTTCGGCTTGCGCCCCGCGTTCCACCCTTCTGGTCTGGATCGCGCACAAGCGCTTGCGAATGGTATTACGTCTGGCTATGCCAGCAACATCTTGAAAGGTCAACCCGTTCAATACGGTACGACCGCTAACAGTATCACTCTCGGTACCATTGGTATCGCCGCAACTACTGGCGCTATCGCTGGTGCGTTTGCTGGTGTTGAGTGGACTGACACTACTGGACGTCGTCGCGTGAGCAACTACTGGCCTGCATCTACTGCATACACCACTGGTTCTTGCGTAGCTTACTTCTACAACGATCAAAACATCGTTTATGAAATCCAAGCTGACGGTTCTATGGCTCAAACCACAATCGGTAATGAGTTCAACCTAAACAACTTGACTGCTGGCTCGACCACTACTGGTCTGTCACAAGCAACCTTGAACTCCGCTTCTGCGGCTGGCAATGGTTCGCAAGCCCAAGTTCGTGTGGTTGACCTCGCACCCTACGTTGACAATGCATGGGGTGATTCATACACCATCGTTCGTGTCGTTATCGCTAACTCGCAATTCTTCGGTGCTGTCACCGCGATTGCTTAATTTAAAGGGAGCATAAATTATGGCCGCCCCAATGCGCAGTACGGACTTTAGAAGCATCGTTGAACCTATTCTCAACGAGTGCTTCGATGGAGTCTATGACCAACGAGCCGACGAATGGAGCCGTGTGTTCCGTGAAGAAGATGGCATTCCCCGTAACTACCACGAAGAACCCGTCTTGTACGGTTTCGGCGCGGCACCTCAGTTGCCTGACGGCACTCCTGTGACGTACCAACAAGGTGGTGTGTTGTTCCTCAAACGCTATGTGTACAAAGTGTATGGCCTTGCCTTCGCTCTGACCAAAGTGTTGGTGGAAGACGGTGATCACATCCGTATCGGTCAAGTTTATGCACGTCACTTGGCACAGTCTTTGGTGGAAACCAAAGAGTTGTTGTCAGCTAACGTGTTGAACACAGCTTTCAGCTCATCGTATCCCGGTGGCGACGGCGTGTCCCTGACCAATACTGCTCACCCCATCGTGAACGGTACATTCAGCAACCAATTGGCTACATCTGCCAACTTGTCCCAGACTTCTTTGGAACAAATGTTGATCCAGATCCGTCAAGCAGTTGACAACAACGGCAAGAAAATTCGTTTGGTTCCACGTCAATTGATCGTGGCTCCCGGCAACATTTTCCAAGCTGAAGTTCTCTTGAAATCTGTCTTGCGTACAGGTAACGCAAACAATGACATCAACCCTGTTAAGTCCATCGGTTTGTTGGATGAAGGCGCGGCTGTTCTGTCACGTTTGACTAGCCCTACAGCATGGTGGGTTCAGACCGACGCTCCTGAGGGCTTCAAGCTCTTGATGCGCCGTCGTCTGGAGAAGACTATGGAAGGTGACTTCGAGACTGACTCTATGCGCTACAAAGCGACAGAGCGTTACGACGTTGGCTTCACTGACCCTCGTGCCGCTTACGGCACAGCAGGCGTCTAAGCCAAAGGGGTGGAATATACTCCACCCCTTTTTTTTAATCTGATCAAGCTTTTCAAGGAGAAGATCAAATGCCACAATTTTCAGATGACCTATTTTTAGGTTCCGCTGTTACCTATCAAGGTGCGGACACCTACCCTGCTGTTGCAACTTTTACTGGTTCAATTTCTACCACTACACTAACCGTCACCGCAATGCTTTCTGGTGACAATATTGCTGTTGGTATGTTTATTGACAGTTCAACGTCACTTACCAATGGAACTTACATTACCGCTTTTGGTACAGGTTCTGGCGGTGTAGGAACTTACACCGTAAGTGCCTCACAAACTGTAGCAAGCTCCACAATCGTTGGCTCTGGTAATGCTTTGTTGCAAAACCCATCCACAATGACTGTAGGTGTTGGCCCATTGGGTCGCGTCTATATTTGGGACGCTGTACCACAGGCAAAACTGACGACCAACATTGTTGCCGCCGCCATCACAACTGCTACCACGCTCACGCTTGCCGCAGGTGCTGGTGTTACATCAACAACCATTACTGGCGGTACAACAGGTTTGCAACTTGATTGCCCTCGTGCCGTATGTACAACCACTGGTGCTGGTTCACCAACTTCTGTCAACATTACTGTTTCTGGTTACGACTACTACGGTCAAGCCATGAGCGAGGTAATTGCAACAGGAACAGTGGCGTCAACAACTGTCAATGGTAAAAAAGCCTTCTACCAGATCTCTAGTGTTACTGCTTCTGGCGGAAGTGTGGTAACTGTTGCGGTAGGTACAACCGACATCTTGGGCGCACCATTGCGTATCATTGATAGAGGCTACGTTACCCGCGCTGGTTGGGACAATACTTTGGCTGAAGATGCTGGAACTATGACTGTTGCCGCTACCGCCACAGCAACCACAACCACTGGTGATGTGAGGGGTACTTATTTGCCCTCGTCTGCTTGTGACGGTATCAAGCGTCTTGTAATGGGAATAGCCCTGCCAGCAATTGCGGCAGGCCCGAATGCAACTCGTGTTGGCGCGTTTGGCGTCACACAAGCATAAGGAGAGCAACATGGGACAATTTAAACCAATGGTCAAAATGATGACCACTGAGCCTTCAGTTATCCTGAAGCTAAAGAAAGGCGGCAAAGTAGAGCATAAGATGGACGGTGGGTACATGCCCATGCAGTCAACTATGCCTGCTCAAGCAATGCCAGCTACGCCTGCTCGTGGTGGTTTAGCGCCTGCGGCTAGCCCCATGAAACCGTCTATGGCGGCTCGTCGTAAAGCGATGATGGCAAAGCCTGCTATGAGTCCTACCCTGATGAAAAAAGGTGGTAAGACTGACAAGCATGAAGACGCCGCTCAAGATCGTGCAATGATCAAGAAGGCTATGGCTGGTAAGAAGTTTGCAACTGGTGGCGTTGTCAACGGTCAAGGTGGCTTCAAAGATGGTGGCATCATCAAGTCAACCAAGGGCGAGACAAAGATGGTTACAGCCAAACCCGATCATTCACCCGCCAACACTGGTGGTGTGAAGTTGGGTAATGGCGGTGGCTATAAAACTGGTGGCGTTGCTAAGGCTAATGGTGGTGGTTACAAGATGGGTGGTTCCACAAAAAAAGCCTACGCGACGGGGGGAACTGTTGATACAGGCAAACCCGTCGCGATGCCCAAAAAGCCAGTCTCAAAGCCAATAGCAAACAGTCTGCAGTCTGGGACTTTTGCTAAAGGCGGTAAGGTTGAAAAAGCGGAGAAACCAAACCTCCGCCTTTTGAAGACCTACACTGGCCCTAAAGGACATGTAGCTAAAGTTTACAAGGATCGTGACTGGCAAGAGTACAGAACTAAGTTCTATACTCCTGACGGTAAGTATCTAACTGAAGGCGACTCACACACTGATGACGCTGAAGATGCTCACTCAACAGCCAAGAACCAAGTAGAACACTCTCGCTATAAGCATGGTGGCACAGCGAAACGCTATAACACTGGAAGCACCGTAGACGCATCAAAAGGCGCATACGATAAATCCATTGGGCCAAGCGAGGAAGAAATGGACATGGCGAAAGCCATCCGTAGTATTCCTAGCAAGTTGTTTCAAGGTGCGAAGAGCATGATGGGTATGACCCCCAAGCCTGCTGGTAGTGTTACAAAGACTGAGAAATCAGTGACTGTAGCTCCTGCAAGCAAAAAGCGTGGCGGCGGTTGTTAAGTAAGGTGGGGGCTTCGGCTCCCACTTTTTATCGGAGAATAAATTATGGCTGATGCAGTTACAAGTCAAACGCTACTCGATGGTGAGCGTCTGGCAATCATGAAATTTACAAACATCAGTGATGGCACTGGTGAAACAGCAGTTACAAAAGTAACCGCTTCTAGTCTTGCCGCAAGTAATTCTGGAAAAGCTTGTAGTGGTGTGACAGTTACAAAGATCACTTCTGCTTGCCACGGCATGGAAGTACGTATGTACTGGGACGCAACAACAGACGTTCCTTTTTTCCTGTCAAACGTAAATAGTAATTACGAAAATGACTTTTCAAAATTTGGCGGCATTACTAATAATTCTGGTACAGGTAAAAACGGTAACATTGTGTTTAGTACTTCTGACGCAAGTTCTGGCGATACATACACCGTTGTGCTTGAGATGGTTAAGTCTTACACCTAAGGAAAACCATGCCGCTCATCAAATCAAAATCTGACAAGGCGTTCAAGTCAAACATTAAAGCTGAGATCGCCGCAGGCAAGCCCCAAAAGCAAGCCGTAGCAATTGCTTACAGCACTAAACGTATGGCTAAAAAGGCTACTGGAGGCTCTATGAGTCCATATGACTATGACAGCGATTGGGATTACAAAAGCGCTACTGGTCAATTGAAAGATGAAGATGATGAGCCGCAAGAAACCCCTCGCATTAGCTCTGCTGTTTTAAACAAACAGAAGTCTATGCGCAGAAAGAATGCGGCGGCTAGCAACATGTCCATGATGGCTAAACGCGCTGGTGATACAGAAGAAAACAAAAAGATTCAAGATCGATGGGGACGTCGCGAGCAATCTGAAAAATTGAAGTTCAAAGCTAAAACATCAAAAGCACCAATTGCTGATTCTGCTCGTAAAGAGTGGTCTGAAAAGATTGGCAAAGGTAAACCCGCTCCATTCAAAACAGGTGGCAGTTCCTGCTGGTAAATCATGAAACAAGGTCTATATGAAAATATTCATCGAAAACGTGAAAGAATCGCTAAAGGGTCTGGCGAGAAAATGCGCCGAGTTGGTAGCGAAGGTGCGCCAACGTCTAAAGCCTTCAGACAATCCGCCCGAACAGCCAAAATGAGCGCAGGCGGAGCGCCAAATTATTTTCACCCTCTTGAAGATAAGTTACGAGCACGTACTTACATGAATGCACAACACAGGATGCCACGCGAAGGTCAAACCGATAGGCGTGAAATTTATGCCATAAATGATCCTACTGCAAAAAGAGTTGCTTACGATACAGACGCAAGACGGGAAGAGACTATGCGTGAAAAAGCTGACCGTCCTAACCAATTAAAAAAATTCATTAAGCTATCACTTGGTGAGCATCGCAAATCAAATGTGCCTAAGAAGTCTGGTGGCGCGGTTAAAAAATCTAACTCTTGTTGGTAATCATGGCAAAGAATCCATCTTTAGCTATTGGTCGTGGTGAGAAGCTCCCTGCAAAACAGGGTGCTGGTTTGACTGCAAAAGGTCGAGCCAAGTACAACCGCGAGACAGGTTCAAATTTAAAGGCACCACAACCGCAAGGTGGTGCGCGTAGGGACTCGTTCTGCGCGAGAATGGGGCCAGTCGCTGAGAAGAGCGAAAAAGGCAGTAGAGCGCGAGCTTCAATGCAACGGTGGAATTGCCCCGGATGGTAAGGAAATAACATGGCATACAGCGGCACAGTCGGTCAAACAGTCGTCACGGTTCAAAACCTGATTGACAACGGAGCACGTCGGTGCGGTAAGCTGGCTGAGGAGTTGACTTCTGAGCAGGTTTTGAGCGCAAAACAATCGTTGTTTTTCCTTTTAAGCAACTTGATCAATCAAGGTATCCAGTACTTTGCTATCAAGAAGTACGTATACGGCCTCCAGCCGAATAAATACGAGTACCTGCTACCTGTGGGTGGGAATGACGTTTTAAACGCTCTATACCGCTGGATGACACGTCCTACGGGTGGTTATACGACATCGGCAGGCGGAACTGTTGCCAATATCTATGATGGCGACATTGCAACGTATTGCCAACAAACAACTGCAAACGGCAATTTTGTAGTTAACTACGGTACAAACCAACCTCAATACATCGGCTCTATTGGCTTTATGCCTTATGTGGCTGGTGGTGGTAGCGCAACGTGGAGTTATGCGTTCCAAGCATCTACTGACGGCACTACATGGACTACGCTGTACACGGGTACAAGCGTCACCGTGACTGACGGACAGTGGATTTGGGAAGATATAGACCCCGGCGCAAACGTCCAGTACTACCGTTTTCTTGCTACTGGTGGAACAACTTTGGCTGTGCGTGAGTGGTACCTTGGAGTTAACTCCACTGAAATCACGATGGCTCGCTTGAACCGCGACGACTACACAAACCTGCCAAACAAAAATTTCACAGCTAATCAACCGTTTCAGTTTTGGTTGAACCGCACAATTCCTCAGGCTACGATCACTTTGTGGCCTACGCCTTCTGACGCCTTCTACCAAATGACGGTGTGGTATTCAAGCCAGATTGAAGATGTTGGTGCCTTGAGTGGTCAATTGGCTATCCCTGATCGTTGGATGTTGGCAATTCAGAGCATGCTGGCTCACCAGATGAGCTTGGAGTTGCCACAAGTTGACTTGGCACGTATTACTTATCTTGAAAATCAAGCTGAGAAGTACTTCATCATGGCGGAGCAAGAAGAGCGTGATAAGTCGCCAATCTACTTTGCTCCGAACATAGGTGTGTACACAAGGTAATCATGCCAAGATTCCTGAACACCGAAGGCAATGCTTCAATAGCGATTTTTATCTGTGATCGTTGTAAAATGAAGCGAGCAATTGTTGAGGCACAACCAGACCCCAATTTTCCGGGTCTGAAGGTGTGTCAACAAGGGTGTGCGGACGAGAAAGATCCTTACAGACTTCCAGCACGTAAAACTGAAAAAATTACGTTGCAATATCCCCGTCCAGATGTTAGTGTTGCGACTGATGATAATTCCTTGGTAACAGGGGGTAATGATCAGTTTATTATTTCCACCGAGGGTAATACTTCCACTCCTGAACAGAATGGTAACCTCGATATTTTGAGTCCTTGATATGGCATCAGCACAAGTACAAATCACTCAGCTACCATCCGCAGGAACCATTACTGGAAATGAGGCAGTGCCGATTGTCCAAAATGGGGTGACGGTACAGACAACTACGGGTGCAATTGCCGCATCCCCAACACAGACACAAACGTTCCTGACTAAAAATCTGGAACCTACTCTGCCAAACAGTCGTTATTTCTCGACTGACGGCAACTTTAGCCTTACAGATGGCGGAGCACAATCGTATTACCGTTTGGAGCTTACAGGTCTTGTAAATGATTTGAACACCATTGGCACTGGAGTTGTTGCCAAAAATAGCTCAAATGACCTCGTAGCACGTACCCTTAGCACTTCAGGTGGCGGTATAAGCGTCACCGATGGAAATGGAAGTGCAGGCAACCCAACATTCCAATTAACAGGTATTTCAAGTGCAATTGCCAATATAGGTGTTGCTACTGGTTTGCTGTCAATTCAAAACGGTTCCACTGCAACAGCAGTGAACATTGTTGGCACCGCAAATCAAATTTCTGTAGCCAATGGAAATGGCACTGGCAACCCAACAATTGCAATTGCAAACAATCCTGTTCTTTCAGGCACCGAAGGTTTTACAGTCCCTGCTGGAACAAGCGCAGAACGTCCTGCTGTACCAAACAATGGTGAGATTCGATACAACACAAGCTTGAATCGTTTGGAAGCTTATGTGAATGGTGCATGGGCAACAATGGGTTCAGGCGATGGTTCTGTGACCTCTGTGTCTGGAACTGCAGGTCAAATTGCTGTTGCAAATGGTTCGACTACACCTGTAGTGAGCATTGCAACTGATCCAACACTGCCCGGCACCGCATACGTGAAGTTGCCCACTGGTGGAACTGCACAACGTCCAGTAAGCCCTTCAAACGGAATGATGCGGTACAACACCGATTCACTTCTTTTTGAAGGTTATTTAAATGGAGCGTGGACTTCATTTGCCTCTACTGGTGTTGGCGTTCTGTCGATCAACACTGGCACTGGTTTGACTGGTGGCCCAATCACATCAACAGGCACAATTTCGATTGACAACACCACTGTGACCGCTGGTAGCTATACAGCCGCCAACATCACGGTGAATGCACAAGGTCAGCTTACTGCGGCAAGTAGCACAAGCGCTCTGGTGAGCACATTCAGTGCAGGAACTACAGGTCTGACACCTGCCTCTGCAACAAGTGGTGCAATTACTCTTGCAGGCACTTTAAACCCTGCCAATGGTGGTACTGGTGCAAACACACTGACTGGCTACGTTAAAGGTACTGGCGTAACAGCCATGACCGCTAGTCCGACAGTCCCAACGACTGATCTGAGCGGCACCGTTACGAATGCTCAGTTGTCAAACAGTTCACTTACTGTTGGTACAACAAACATTGCTCTAGGCGCTACGTCACTCACCTTAGGTGGTTTGACTTCTGTAGCTGTTACGCAAGATCCTTCTACAGCGTTGCAAGTCGCCACAAAGCAGTATGTTGACGGACTGGTTACTCAAGGTATTTCATACCATAGCCCTGTTTACGTTGAGTCTCCAGATACTGCTGGTAACTTGAATGCAACTTACAACAACGGCTCGTCTGGTGTTGGCGCTACATTGACCAACGCAGGTACACAAGCGGCGTTGACAATTGACGGTGTGTTAACCACCGTTGGTATGCGTGTGTTGATTTACAACCAAACAGCTCAAGCTCAGAACGGCGTGTACACGGTCACGGTTGTTGGTACAGTCTCAACCAATTGGGTTTTGACTCGAGCAACTGATGCAAACACATACGGTCTTCGTGATCCTAACGCTCTAGGTTTCAACGACGCTTTCTTTGTGCAAGCTGGTAGCACTGGTGCTGGTGAAACATACGTCTGCACGACAACAGGTGTGATCACATTTGGTACGACAGCTATTACGTTTGCTCAGATCTCTTCAGCTCAGGTCTACACAGCAGGCAACGGCTTAACGCTGACAGGAACTCAATTTGCTTTGACGGCTCCAGTGACTGCTGTAAATGGTGGATCTGGTCAGACTTCATACACCACTGGTGACTTGCTGTATGCGTCAAATTCCACGACGTTGTCTAAGAGGGCTATTGGCACTGAAGGCTATGCTCTGAGGGTAGCTAGTGGTGTTCCATCATGGCAACTGCTTTCCACTGGCTTCCCTGTCACATTGCACTCTGGCGTAACAGTAGTTGACGTTCCAATTGCAAATGGTTACTTCCCTGTGCTGTTGCACAATGGGGTTACCAGCGTCAACGTAACTTGCTTCTGAGGATTAAAAAATGGCATCCAAATACTCACTTGTTCTAAGCGGAACGTCCGTACAGGAACTCCAGATTGGAGACACCTTAAACTTGTCCCAAGCGGATAGTTTATCGTTGACTTCTGGTGTGACGGGCGTCCTTCCAACCGCTAATGGCGGCACGAATTTGTCTTCGTTTACCGCCAACGGAGTCATATTTGCTTCTAGTTCAAGCGCACTAGCTCAAGCAACTAATCTCTCCTATAATTCGTCAACGAGTGTGTTGACTGTTGGGACAGGCACAACTGGCGGTATTTCTGGAGGAACCTTCTAATGGCGGCAACAAATTTCACCCCTATTTCGCTGTACTACAGCACTACAGCGACGACAGTCCCGTCCGCTGGCAATTTGGTCAACGGTGAGTTGGCTTTAAACATTGCCAATGCGGACATGACTTTGTACACAAAGAATGCTTCTGGTGTTGTCAAGCGCATTATGAACAACCCAGCCAATTTGATTTATCCAACAGCGGATGGAACAAACGGTCAAGCGCTAGTGACAAACGGTAGTGGGACACTAAGTTTTGGTTCCGCTGGCATTTCAACAGGTAAATCCATCGCGATGGCGATGATCTTCGGATTCTAAGGAGCAAACATGGCAAATCCAAACATTGTCAACGTCACGAGTATTTACGGTAACTCAGCATACGTTATCCCGTCTAATACATCTGTTTCAGTTGCATGGACATACAACGGTTCTACGGCGCTAACAGGTTTAACGCCTGCGGCTAACACAGTGAATCGCGTGACCAGCATTGTGGTGGCTAACGTCACTTCATCTGCGGCAACTTGTACTGTGGCTATTTCAAACAATGCTACCTATGCAAGTGGTACACCTTACTACATTGCATACCAAGTGAGCGTTCCCCCGAACACTTCCGTCATTGTTACCGACAAGACTTCATCGTTCTATGTGACTGAGAACCAGTCTGTAGGCGTGATCTCCGGTACAGGTAGCGCACTGAACTACACAGCCACATTTGAAGCAATCACCTAATAGGAGGCTACTATGTCTCTTGATAGAGTTGGCGGCATTCTTTCTGTCGGGCTTGACGGCATCAATTCACCTGTAACAACGGTGGAGTACCTTGTCGTGGCTGGCGGAGGTGGCGGCGCGGCGGCTGGTGCTGGCGGAGGTGGTGCTGGCGGTCTTTTAACCGCTATGGGGTATCCCATTACACCCGGAACATCTATTACCGTCACAATTGGTGGTGGCGGTATTGCTGGTAACGGTGGTGGAAATGCTGGTGGAAAAGGGACAAGTTCCGTCTTTGGAAACATTTCTACAGTTGGTGGTGGCGGGGGTGGGAATTACTATTACGCGGGTACATCTGGTGGATCAGGTGCTGGAGGCTCTCAAGCAAGCGATTCAAGCGACCGAACCACATTGGGAACACCCGGACAAGGCAATAATGGCGGAACTTACGCCGCAAGAGCGTCTGGTGGCGGAGGCGGTGCTGGAAGCGTAGGTTTGCCCGGCGTTCAAATAGATGCTAGTACAGGCCAACGCGCTGGCAATGGCGGAACTGGAATTGCTTCTTCAATTACTGGCGTAAGATTGTTTTACGCTGGTGGCGGTGGTGGTGGCGGTGATGTTTATTCTAACAACCCAGAAATGGGCGGTTTAGGGGGTGCGGGTGGCGGGGGTAATGGCGGTGGCATTGGTGGTGCTAGCTCTTACACTTCAAATACCTCAACAGCTAATGGTCAAGACGGACTAGCAAATACGGGCGGTGGTGGCGGAGGCGGAAGATCAGGTGGGCCAGCAGTTGGCAACGTTGGAGCAGGCGGTTCTGGCGTAGTGATTATCCGCTACCCTTCTTATCAAATAGCCGCCGCATCAACAACAGGTGGCCCCGAAACGTACATTGCAAGCGGATGGCGCGTGTATAAGTTTTTTGCCTCTGGCACTATCACATTCTGAGGTTCTATGGCAAACGGTTTATTTAATCTCAAACAAGTTGTTCAAGCTGTTCAGCAAGGTGGCTGGCCCGCTCAAAAACCACCCGCAGTTGAATACTTAGCTGTGGCTGGAGGCGGTGGTGGCGGTCGCTACAACGGTGGTGGTGGAGGTGGCGCTGGCGGTTTGTTGCTAGGCATTGATCCAGTACCAAACGGACAAGCTCTGTTAGTTACTGTTGGTGCTGGCGGCGCGGGCAGTATAACCACTTTTGGTGCAAATGGTTCAAACTCTGTATTTGGCGCAATATCTGCTGTTGGCGGTGGCGGTGGCGGAGCTTCTGATGCGGCAGTAGCAGAGACTTTGGGTCGTTCTGGCGGTTCTGGCGGGGGTAGCGGCAGTACTGGGCAGGGCGGTGTTACGGGCGGCGCAGGGACTTCGGGCCAAGGTAATTTTGGCGGTGTTGGTATTTCTGACAGCACATCGTATCGACATGGTGGCGGAGGCGGCGGCGCAGGGACTGTTGGTCTTAACGCAAAAACTGGTACTACTGGAGGTAAGGGTGATGGCGGAGGTGGCATTGCTTCTGTTATTAACGGAACTGTAACTGCCTACGCTGGTGGTGGAGGTGGTGGCGCATATGTTGGAGTTAAAGGTTCTGGCGGCGTAGGTGGTGGAGGTGCGGGAGGTGAGAGTGGTTCAAGCACTGCCGCCACTGCGGGCACTGCAAATACAGGTGGGGGCGGTGGTGGTGGTGGTCTTGGCACTGGGGGCGCTGGCGGCTCTGGCATTGTCATCGTTTCATACCCAGACGTATATGCGGCGGCGGCATCTACAACAGGTTCACCAACTGTAAGTACAAGTGGGTCGGGTAGTATTGCTTTTAACGGCAGTACGCAATTTATACAGTATGCATCAAACTCAGCATTTAATTTAGGTTCAGGCAATTTTACAATTGAAATGTGGGCCTATAGGTCTGCTGGTGGATCGCAAGTATTTGCTGGACAAAATAATTCAAGTTTAGGTGCAAGAATATTTGATATTGGTATAGATGCTAGCAATTTATTTAATGGTGAAGTTTTTGTGGGCGGCACAGGCTACACTATTTCATCATCAACAACAATGAACATCAGCACTTGGTATCACATTGCCCTTGTTAGAAACAGTACCGTTATGACTTTGTATGTCAATGGAACATCAGTAGGGACAGTTACTGTTGCTGGTTCAGTAACATCTGGCTCTACACCAATGACAATTGGAAGATTGGGCGACTATAACGGGTACTACACAAACGGATACATATCAAATTTTAGATATGTTGTTGGCACAGCTTTATACACAAGCAACTTTACGCCAAGCACAACACCTTTGACTGCTGTATCGGGAACTCAGCTGTTAATGAATTTAGTTTCTGGGGCATATCTTGCAGACGGTTCTACAAACAGTTTTGCTCCCGCATCAACTACTGTTGCTGGCAGTTGGAACCAACTGTCTCCATTCACAGGTACGGGCTACAAGAACCGTGTGTACACTTGGACATCCAGTGGTTCAATCACCTTCTAAGGAATAGACATGAGTAATAGACTGGGTGGTTTTATTGCAGGGCAGAACATCAACGTGTCGATTGGCACGGTCACTTTTGCAAATACACCAGACCTTACATTCGGTTCTACGGCGGCAACGCCACCTGTTGGCACTCCAGTGCAGTTCACAACCACTGGCACTTTGCCAACGGGCATTTCTTTAAACACAAACTACTACGTTATTAGCGTTAGCGTAAACACCTGCCAAGTTTCTACAACGATTAGCGGGTCTGCTACTACATACACCAATAGCACAGGTTCCGGCACTCACACTGCTGTAACCCAACGCGCATTTAATCCTTATGCTGGCGCTCCTGATACTGTTGAGTATTTGGTTGTTGCTGGCGGTGGTGGTGGTGGTGCGACTGCTTACTACAACGGAGGTGGCGGCGGCGCTGGTGGGCTTTTAACTGCGGCTAATTTTTCTGTTGCGGCTGGTACTGCATTGACTGTAACTGTTGGAGCAGGCGGCGCTGGCGGTAACGGTGGTAATGGTTCACAAGGCTCAAGTTCTGTATTTAGCTCTATATCTACTACAGGTGGTGGGTATGGTGCAGGTGGGCCTGCGGCGGGTGGTGCTGGTGGTTCTGGAGGCGGTGGCGGAGTCAATGCCGCAGGAGCCGGAGGCGCTGGAACTGCTGGGCAAGGGTTTGCTGGAGGTGCAGGCGTTGATGGCGCTAATTTCCCTGCTGGTGGCGGGGGTGGTTCGGGGTCGGTTGGAGATACCGCAGTTAATGGTAATGGCGCTAATACCGTGGGGGGCGCAGGAACCTGCTCCACAATCACAGGTTTACGTGTATTTTACGCAGGTGGTGGTGGTGGCGGAGTAGGTGGCAATGCATCTAAAAGTTTAGCAATTCCTCCAGTTTGGGGTGGGGGTGTTGGCGGATCATCGCAGTCTCAAATTACGCAATTTTCGGGTACATCAGCTATAGGAAATACTGGAAGCGGCGGCGGCGGTGCTGGACTTGGCGGACAAAGCCCCGCATTCCCAGCAGGTAACGGTGGTTCAGGAATTGTCATCATCCGTTACCCACAAATCAATTCAGCACCAGCTTTAGTGACAGGTTCCCCCCAAGTAAGTTATTCTGACGGGTATCAAATTTACACTTGGACTTCTTCTGGTTCAATCATTTTCTAAGGAGCAACTATGAGCCATTTTGCAAAAGTAGAGAACGGTGTAGTGACGCAAGTCATTGTCATCGAGCAGGACGTTTTAAACCTTGGTCACTGGGGCGACCCAGCACTTTGGGTTCAGACCTCATACAACACACAAGGCGGTGAGCATAAGCTTGGCGATACACCACTGCGTAAAAATTACGCGGGTATTGGTTTTACCTACGACTCAGGCCGTGATGCGTTTATTCCGCCTTCACCATTCCCAAGTTGGGTGCTGAACGAAAACACTTGCCTGTGGGACGCACCTACAGCTATGCCTGTTGTAGAAGGTAAGATGTTTCAATGGGATGAACCTACAACCTCTTGGGTTGAAGTGGTAGCGCCAACTCCAGAAACACCAGCCTAATCATCGGAGCAAGAGATGCCAACATACAACGGAATGTGGACACTGAGTCAAGTCAGTCAGGCGGTTAAAAACCTGAATTGGACGAGCTTGCCGCCGTCTGTTGTTGAGTATTTGATTGTTGCTGGAGGTGCTGGAGGCGGCGGCGCGGCTTACAGTTCCAATATGGGCGGTGGTGGCGGTGCTGGTGGAGTGCTTGCGGGATACGCAGGAGTTACGGCTGGTGCTTCTTACTTTGTAACTGTTGGTGCGGCTGGCACTGCTGGCTCAACGTCTAATGGTAATGGTGGTGCGGGCGGCAATTCCGTTTTTGATGCCACAAGTTCTGCGGCAACTACAGGTCGTATTGTGGCTGTTGGCGGCGGTTACGGTGGTGGCGCTGGCGGCGGCGGTGTTACTAATGGCGGCAATGGCGGCTCTGGTGGCGGTCAAGGCGGCGGAGGTGGCGCGGGTGTTGGAGGTACTGCGACTTCAGGGCAAGGAAATGACGGAGGGTCTAATGTTAGCGCGGTAACCGGCCCCGGCACTGGCGGTGGTGGCGCAGGTACTGCTGGTCTTCGTGCTACAGAAACTTATACCGGCGGTAACGGCGGAGCAGGTATTGCTTCAGCCATTTCCGGAACAGTCACCACTTATGCAGGCGGTGGTGGTGGTGGTGGAAACACCGTAGGAGTTAGCGCATCGGGTGGTGTTGGTGGGGGTGGTAATGGGGGTGCGAGAGATGTGGCAGGGGGCGCTGGAACAACAAATACAGGTGGTGGCGGTGGTGGCGCAGGTAATATTACAGGTACTGCTAAAACTGGTGGCGCTGGTGGTTCAGGTATTGTCATCCTTCGTTATCCAGACACATTCATAGCCGCAACAGCTACAACAGGTTCACCAACAATTACTGTGGCTGGAGGCTTTCGGGTCTACAAGTTTACAGCTTCTGGTTCTATTACTTTCTGATCATGGAAACAGTAGAGACAAAGCTTGCCGTACATGAAGCCATCTGTACCGAACGCTACAACAGCATAGATCGCTCTTTGCGTGATGGGGACAAGCGCATGACGAAGATTGAGTACCTCTTGTATGGGGTGATCGTGTGCGTCCTGTTCGGCCCCGGCGTTGCTGGAGAACTCGTCAAAAAGATTTTGGGGCTATAGCATGTGGGATTGGGTGGAAGTTGTAGTAGCCGCCATCTCAATCTTATTTTTTGTGGCTTTCTGCACTTACATGATTGCATGGGCTGGGATATGGTAAATGCGCTGGTTCTTGCTGTTACTGTTGTTAGGGCTAGTTGGAGCCGTAGCCAAGAATGGCTGTCACGTCCGCGAGTTCTACGGGATTGGTTACACAGTACACGATCCAACCGAGCGCCACAAGCAAATGATGGCGTGGCTCGATCAGAATGCCAACCACTGCAAAGCTTCAGAATACGTGGTTATTTGGAACAATCTGGCAGAGTGGGCTGGTGCTTCAGATTCCACATGGCTACGTAACAAAGTTGTTCATGGATATAAAGATGCACTTGAGCGGGAGAAGAAATGATTGATGTACTGGAAATACTGCTTTGGTTGGCAGTGCCTATAAATTACATCTATTGGATCTTTATTCACAATGATTCCGCCCATACACAAGTGGTATCCAATGCTGGATGTCGCCGACTATCCGACTAAGACAGATGCGCTTGAACGTAGGACACAGCGGCTTGAAGAGGAATACAAGCAAGCCCTAAAGATGAAGAAGGTGAAGGACAAAATTGATGATCTTGAGTTTGAGTTGTACGTAAAGAAAGCAGAACGAAATCAACTGAGCCTTGAGATTTTTACTAACCGCAAAATAGACATATTGGTTTGAACATGGTCACAGCAAAGAAACCCCCAGCTAAGGTAGCTCCTGTAAAGCGCAGGACGCCTAAGCCCAAAGTGGAAACTCCAGCGCCTAAGCCTGAAGTTAAAAAAGACGACAGCACCGTTGGCAAAGTAATTGGTTTAATTGAGTGGGTAGACAATCCTTTCAAGCTGTTCACGGTAATCCTGTTGTCGTTCCTGTTCTTTGCTGGTTACTTTGCTTGGGACTCTCGAACAGTCATTCTTAACGCCATCACAAATTCAAGCCATCAGCCTCAGCTTAAAGAAATCAAAGTGTTGGAGCACGTAGCTGAAAGACTCAAGAAAGATTTAGAAGCTGAAACTGTATTGGTTCACAAGGTGGCGCTTGTTGTAAACAGCAGGGTCACGCTTCTTTCGTATGGCCCAAAGGGTCGAGACACTACTCTTGATGGTTACAACTCCACTCTTTTTGGCAAAGATGCTACCCGTAATGCCGCCGTCATTGCCATGATGAATGGCGAGGTGCATTGCGACAAGCTGGTTGCCTCTGGAAAAACATCGGACTGGGAAGAGAAACAGGGCGTGAACTACATCTGCCGTGGCTCTATTCCTCCCGAAATGGGCGCGTTTGAGGGCTATGTCTCTGTTGGGTTTACCAAAGAACCACAAGACCTTGGCGCTGTTAAGACTCGTATCAACCTAGCATCAACTGAAATGGCTAAATAACATGGCACAGTTTGAACCTGCTTTTGAGCAAATGATTACCGACGAGGGCGGCTATTTGTTACACGAAGTACCCGGCGACACAGGTGGCATGACCTACGCTGGTATTGCCCGAAACAAGAACCCACAGTGGCAAGGTTGGGCATTGGTAGATCGTAAAGAGTTTGGTGGTTCCTTGACGCCTATGGTGCGTGAGTTCTACCGTGTGGAGTTCTGGGACAAGATGCGTGGTAACGAGATTGCAAACCAAGACGTAGCCAACACCATCTTTAACTTTGGTGTAAATGCAGGCATGGGAATGGCTGTGAAGCTCGCCCAATTGGTCGTTGGAGCTACCCCTGACGGTGGTATCGGGGCAAAGACTATTGAGCGTCTCAACCAGATTCCAGACGGTCAACGGTTTAAGGAGCAATACGCCTTGGCAAAAATTGCTAGATACGTTGAGATTTGCAACAAGAACCCCGTGCAAGTCAAGTTCCTCAAGGGCTGGCTGAATCGCACACTGAAAGGTTTGAAATGAGCTTGCTTGCCGTTGGATCAATCATTGAAGCTGTTGGTAAGGTTGCTGGCGACCTAATCACGACCGACAAAGAAAAGATGGAGATGGAGATTGAGCAACGAAAGCTCGATCTTGAAGAGAAAAAAATAGACCAAGCTACAGACCTAGCCCAGATCGAGGTTAACAAGATTGAAGCGGCGTCATCTAGCGTGTTTGTTAGCGGCTGGCGTCCTGCCATCGGTTGGATCGGTGTGGCGGCTATGGGTTACCAGTTCCTAGCCTACCCGCTGTTTCAGTGGGCTTGGAAGTATTTACAGGCTATGGGTTGGGTGCCTGTGGGCATGGATCCACCTCCAGTGCTTGAAGCTGACCAACTGTGGGTTATCCTGTCAGGAATTTTAGGTATTGCTGGTATGCGCTCTTTTGAGAAAACCAAAGGTGTGGCAAGCAAGTAGCCTTGTCACAAGCTAAAAGGCAGACTAAAATGAATAAACGAACTCAGAGAAGATAAAATGGCAACAACTCCATCTTGGGTAATGACATACGACTCGCTGACGAGTACGGTGCTTCAGTATCTGGAGCGTAGAGACGCCGCCGTAGTCGAAGCAATCCCGACATTTATCACGCTGTGCGAGTTTGAAATTGCCCAGTACATCAAGACTTTGGGTCAAATGGAAGTGGTAGACGCTACCATGAACATTGGTAATGCAGTCATTGCCAAGCCTGCTCGTTGGCGTAAAACAGTGTCAATGACGCTTTCCAATGAAGGTTCAAAGCAACCCATACTACTTCGCAAATTGGAGTATCTGAACGCATATGCTCAGGACGTCACAGCGACAGGTATACCCTTGTATTACGCTGACTACGATTATGAGCATTGGATTGTAGCTCCTACACCGAATCAAGCCTATGCTTTTGAAGCACTTTGCTACACACGTTTACAGCCGTTGTCGTCTTCGGCTCAAACAAATTGGCTGACTCAGAATGCACCCAATGCCATGCTGTTTGGCACATTAAAACAGACTGCGCCGTTCCTCAAGAATGATGCGCGTTTGGCGCTTTGGAAACAAATGTTTGACGAAGCTTTAGCCGCCCTTAAAACTGAAGATACCCTGCGTGTCGCAGATCGTTCAGCTATTGCCGTGGATAATTGATCATGACATCATATGTAAACCCCTTTTCAGGTCAGACGATTTCACCGTCTCAGGTCAGTTACGAGTCCATATCTCTGACGGCTAACCTTCAGCTTGAATGGCCTATCAACGGCAACGATGCAACACCTGCAAGTTCCATCATTGACGTAACTGCTACATCATCTGGAACTGCTACAGGATGGTTGCTTGAGCTACCTCCTGCTTCACAGGTTTCCACTGGTCAATCATTGATCGTTCGTAACACTGGATCTAATACTTTTACTGTAACGGACTACAGTGGAAATACGATCATTGCGGTTGCTTCAGGCATCTCTCAGTTCATATTTTTGACCAACAACTCCACAACAAACGGTGTGTGGCAAACAGTTGTTTTTGGCGCAGGAACATCTTCTGCAAATGCTAGTGCCTTGGCAGGTTATGGCTTGTTGGCAAGTGGGCTGACATTGAATCAAGCCTACAACGTCACAAACTATTTCAGCAGTGCAGTTCTCGATGCAACAGACCGTGCTCAATTCAACGTGTGGACTAGCGGAGTTGGATCGTTTACGCTCCCTTCCGCCGCTACTGTTGGAAACAATTGGTTCACCATTATTCGAAACAGTGGCAGTGGTATTCTGACCCTTACACCTGTAGGTACAGACACAATTGACGGCAACGCAAACCAACAGCTACAGTTGACTGAGTCTTTGGTGATTGTTTCAAATGGAACTACAGGTTACAGCACCTATGCATATGGTCGATCAAACACCTTTGCGTTTACTCAGTTAGCCCAAGTGGTAACTGGTGGTACTTTGACGCTTACAGCGGCTCAAGGGGCAAACATTATTCAAGAGTATTCGGGTGTTCTAACATCGAATCAGATTGTTGTTTTGCCTTCTACAGTTCAACTGTACTCTTTGCAAAATGATACGTCAGGCGCATTTACGCTTACGTTTAAAACGGCTGTAGTTGGTGGAGCAACTCTTGTTGTGAACCAAGGTCAAGTAGCGTTTGTTGTTTGCGATGGTACAAATGTTTACAGTGCTACGTCCAACTCATCAAGTACGTTCTCGTCAGCAACACTGGCGGCAGGTTCAGTCCTAGCGCCATCTTTGAACTTCACAGGAAGTACGACAACTGGTTTGTATTTGCCTGCATCTAATCAAATTGGCTTTGCAGTTAACGCAACCAATGGCATGACATTGAGTTCTACGGGGTTGGCGGTTACAAATGCAATTTCAGGTACAACAATAACTGCTACGACTGGTATTTTTGGCGGAACTTTCTAAATGACAGCGAAGGTCATACAACTTCAGGTAAAGCCCGGCATCCAACGGGACGGCACCCTGTTTGCCGCCTCTACTTATGTGGACGGTGAATGGGTTCGCTTTCAGAATGCTTTGCCACGCAAGATGGGTGGATACAAGGGCGTATTCTTAAACGCTGAAAGTATTCCTCGTGGCATGACCATGACGTCCGAAGACGGTCTGAACTACGTGGTTGCAGGTTTTTATGATGGCCTTCAGCAGTGGACAACCGATAACGATGACGGTATTGGGTTTGGCCCAGTTGATTTCACGCTGTCAGGGTTTACAACAAACGCCAATAATCTGTGGCAGTTTGACATTGGTTATGACTCATCTGGCGGTGCGGTTAATAACTTGATTGCACACCCCGGTCAAAACTTGGCGGCAATTGACTCCACCGTCAACACAAAACCATTGATTGGTGACTTCACAGGAACAACACTGGCTCCAGTTGGCGTGTTCACTGTTGCAAGTAGCTATCTGAACGGATCTACCATCATCCTCAATGGTGCCAACTATTTGGTGGGTAATGGTCAAACAATCTCTGGGACTGGTATCACGGCAGGCACCACAATCACCAACACAAACGTTACTGCAAACGTAACTTTCTCTGGGTATATTGTTGGCACCACATTGACCGTTACCGCCGCTAACGACGGGTCATTGACAGTAGGTCAAACCATCATTGGCGGTGTTGGAATTGGTGTTGTTGCAAATACGACGATTACAGCGCGTGGAACGGGTATTGGGGGGATAGGTACCTACACCGTCAATAACACGCAGACAGTCGGTGCTGTGGGTACTAGTGTGGCCTTCTCAGGCAGTGCAACAACTACGCTGACAACTTCAGCCGCAATGACGACTGGAACCGTCACAGTTACGTTTGACAACAACATTTCCGTATCTGGTGGTGTTGTCATGATGCACCCTTATTTGTTTGTCTACGGTAACAACGGTTTGATCCAGAACTCAGCCGCTGGGGACTTCTCAAATTGGGTATCTGCGGATGCTAATGCGAACAACGTTGCCACAGGTAAGATCGTCAAAGGACTACCGTTGCGTGGCGGTACAACTTCGCCGGCAGGTCTGTTCTGGTCATTGGACTCCCTGATTCGCGTGACATACACCCCTAGCACCGTCAATGGGATCAACTTCTATTGGAAGTATGACCTACTGACAAGCCAGACCTCCATCATGTCCAGTCAATGCGTGATCGAGTACGACGGCATTTTCTACTGGTGTGCAGTGGATCGTTTCTTGATGTACAACGGTGTTGTTCAAGAGATCCCCAATACTGCAAACCAAAACCACTTTTTTGACAACTTGAACTATGCACAGCGCCAAAAGGTGTGGTGTACAAAGGTTCCTCGTTGGGGTGAGATTTGGTGGTTCTATCCAAGAGGGGATGCCACGGAATGCACGGACGCGATCATCTACAACGTGCGTGACAAGATTTGGTATGACGCAGGCGAGTCGCCCGGCGCACAGCGCTCTGCAGGCACGTTCTCCGAAGTGTTCCGCAAACCTATTTGGGGCGGTAACGTACAGAACTCAGAGGGCAACTACACCTTGTGGCAACACGAGACTGGTGTGGACGAGGTGTACTTGACGAACGTGAATGCTATTCGCTCATCGTTTGAGACAAATAACTTGGGTTGGGTCACGGGTGGGCCGGGCAACCCCCAGCTCTCAGGCGACAACCGTTGGCTACGTGTCGAGCGTGTTGAACCTGACTTTGTACAAAACGGCGACATGAGTTTGTTCGTGATTGGTAGAGGCTACGCAGATGACGTAGATGAAATCTCTGACGCTTATGTATTTGACAATACAACCCTTAAAATTGACATGCGTGAACAACGTCGTGAACTGCGTTTAAAGTTTGAATCAAACACATTCAATGGCGATTACTTCATGGGTAGGATTCTTATAAGTGCCGACATGGGCGACGAGCGTTCTACAGGTAACCCATAATGGTCACCTACGATCCTCGCAACATGGAATGGGATCTGTACTGCAGTCTTATGGCGGAATTGTTTTCGTCCAATGACATTGGTACAGTCCCAGAAGAGAGATGGCGCGACTGGGTCGATGGTATTAACGGTATTGGACTTTTTGGTCAATCAGCTATTCCTGATCAGCGCATGTGCGAGACATGGCAAGACTGGGCAGAACAAATGGTTGGCATTATGAGCTTGGCAGGATAAAAATGGCAGTAACACAAGATCAAGTTGATGCGTGGTTTGACGCAAACCCTAATGCTACGGCTGATGATGTTGCCGCCGTAGTTCAAAGTATTGGCGGGTTAGAAGCCAACGCTGGTTTAGCTGACATGATTGGTAGTCGCTACAGCATTGGTGCGGATGAAGTAAGCAATTATTACAACAATTATGTTGCACCACCTTCTGGTTTATCTAGTGTTGTTGCTGACAAAAATTCTGTTCTTGAAGACACCTCCGCTGACACATCTACTGTTGCTGGCACATCGAGTGCTCCAGTCACGGGTGGCTTATCACAGGTTACTTCTAACTTAACAGATACTTCTGCTGATCAGCAAACAACATACACGCAGGAAGAAGTAAACCAAGCGCTAGCAGATACGTTGGCTACAGATCCAAACGCAAGCAAGGCAGACATACTGACTGCGGCGGCGGATCTTGGAATTACTGCAGAGCAAGTTGAAGCCGCATACAGTGGTTTGGATACGTCTGAAGCTGTCGATACATCTACAGTTAGCGGTCTTTCCAGCGTCCAAGATACTACCAAAGAAGACAAAAAGACAATTCAACTTCAAGGTCAAAACTACGACATTGACACCACTGTTGCCGATAAATTAGCAGATCAAATTATTGGACAAGGTCTTACCTCCAAGTGGAAGGGTGAGGGATTCGGTTCTGCTGAAGCCAATGCTAAGAACATGGCTGAACAGCTTGCCGCCGCTGGTATCACAGACATCAATCAAGTTGGATTGATTGATAAAAAAGTAGATGTTGCTGTACAGCCTGTATATGGGCAAGGCGAATTGGTAACTGACAGTGAAGGCCAGACTTTCTACTCACCAAAAATTATTGGTTACACCGATCAAAACGGAAATCCTGTTGATCCGAGTTTAGTTAAAACTGAGACTGTTTATGGCGGAGAAGCTGGAAGCGATAGCACTGCCTACGTTGCACCTGTTGGAACAGAAAAAGTCATTGGCAACAAAATCACTGGTCAAGCTCTGATTAAAGACTATGACGGAGGTGACTCAGCAACGTGGTCAGGAACCTATGCAGGTAAGGGAAACACCGCCTACAAGGTTCAATTTGACGCACAAGGCAAACCGTATTTTTACACCACTGCTCATTCTTCTAATGATCTAAAAAAGATCATGGACGATCTTGGCCCACTTGGTCAGATTGCGTTGGCTGTAGCAACAGGTGGTTTGTCTATCCCTGAGCAGATTGCCGCAAACATGGCTGTTAAGGTGCTTAGTGGTGAAGATATTGGCGATGCGATCAAGAGTGCCGCAATTAGCTATGCTGGTGCGCAGATCCCCGGCCTTGACGCGCTCAAAGAAGGTACATCCTTCATCAAAGATCTTGGCTTGTCACCAGAGCTTACAAAGACTCTGACAAATTCGTTTCAGAATGCCGCAGTATCAGGCGGTACAGCTTTACTGAGCGGTCAAGATGTTGGTGCGGCTATGCTCAAGGGTGCTGTTGCTGGCGGCACAAGTGGAGCTGTTGATGCACTCATGGGCAATATTGATGGCTTCAAAGATCTGACCCCTGTACAAAAGAAAATGGCTATCAACGCCGTGACTGGTGCTATCTCAGGTCAGCCATTGGATCAGATTGTCATCAACACAGCTATTGCCGCCGCAAATGCTGAAGTGGCAAAAGTTAAGAATGCAACAACAGATCAAGTTGTTTCTCCTTACTTTACTCCAACAAAAAGTGGCCTGACCACAGTTGCAGATGCAACCACGCCACCTAGTGGTCTTCAAGTTGCTGGAGATACTACAGGCGTAGCTTCTAATTTGGGCGGTGTTGACACTAAGACACAGGCAACCTTGGACGCCATGAAGGAAGTTGACAAGATTGCCGCAAATACAACCACTACTGGTGGATTGCCCACAACAACAGCCGTAGCAAAAGATACTGAATTTGGTGATTTAAAAGGCGCACAAGATGCCGCTACTGCACGTAAAGCGGCAGACGTTGTGGCAGTAGGTAATGCTGATGCTGACTCTCCACAAGAAGCACAACAACTGGCTTTAGCTCGAAATCCTAATGCAACCCAATTCACGTATGGCGGTCTAACCTACAACGTGGGTGGTTTAGAAAACAAAGTAAATACAGAATTAAGCCGAGTTAAAGCGGAAGAATTAAACAGCAACATTGCCAATGCGCCGTCGCGTAGTGAAGCATTCAGAATTGCTCGTGAAGGTCTTGGAGCAGGTAAAACATTTACATGGAATGGTCAGAGTTACAGCACTGCCACCGCTGAAGAGCGACCAGATTTATCTGGCACAAAAACAACCTCGACAATTCCTAACGCAACAATCACAAATTATGTTACTGACAAGTTAAACAAAAACTTGAGTAGTGCTGAGTTTAATCCTGCGGACTTGACTAAAGATGAAATGTCTCAGTTCGTTAACACATATGCTAACGCTACTGATGCACAAAAAGCCACATTGTTAAAAGGTGCAGATTCAATGACATTTAAAGTCATTGACACACTGTTAAAGCAAACCGCAACAATGAACCCCACAGGGGCTGGTGATGTAGCTGTTCCTGCTGGAACTACTGAACTTAAAGCTTTTGACAAGGGATTTATCCCAACCGCTCTGGACGTAACCAAATCTGCAGGCAATGTTGCCGCCGCAGATATTGCAGGTCTTGGTGTTCGTGGTGCTCAATTCTTGGGCGACTTGATGGGTCAAGACACAGACAATTTTGCCAAAGTTCAGGACTTGTTGGTCAACGACAAAGACAAATCGATGTCTAAGTTGGTCGGAAACGAGAAGGTTGTTGCTGGTGGTATGGCCTCAGGCATTGAGTCTGCTGTGGCGTGGACGCTTGGTGGCCCTATGGCTGGCGTTGCCACCATCGCTGGTGTGGTGGCTAACAACTCGTGGGTTGAGGGTGCCAAAGCTGGTTTAAGTGTTGAAGACAATGCAAAACGCACAGCGGCTATGACTGCGCTTGAGGTGGCTGGCGAGATGTTGGGCATTCCCGGCATGAAGGCCATCATGAAGGGCATCCCAGTCACTGGCTCTGCAACCGAGATTGTCAATGCTTTAACCAAAGCTGGCGGCGGTTTGCTTAATGAAAACGCATCCGAGTTGTTGACCACAATTGCTCAATTTGGTGTGGACAAATTTGCTTCGTTTGGTTTGAGCAAAGACGCTTCGTTTGATGATTTCCAAAAAGCGCTCAAAGATACCATCATTGCAACGACAGCCGCTGTAGGAACTTCTAGTGGCATCTCTACCGCTACGAGAGCGGGAAGTGGTGTAGATACCAAACAGATTGCTGATGCTGATCGTACTGCGGTGTCGCCTGATACGTCTTTGCTGACAAGTGGTGCAAAGTTTGGTGCAAAGCCCGGCGACACATCTAATCAAGGCTTAAACCAAGTCAGCAGTGAAGCCATTGACTTCATGTCACAAGATCCGTCTAGCCAAAAATCTATTCTTGATGGGATAAAAAACCAATTTGCAACAGCAAGCCTTGCCGCATCGTTGGCGTTTGGTAGCGCCGCAGGCACCGCAGGTGCAACAGACACAGCATCTTTGTCTTCGCCTACTTCAATCACTGCGATGGCTGAAGCGCCATCAACAGGAGTTGATACTACAACTAGCTTTGTAGCTCCATCTACTGGTGCTTCAAGTGCGGCGGCAACTTCTGTAGCGAACGCCGCATCAACAAGTGTCAGTAATTCGTTAAATGCTGGTGCTGATGTAAATACAGCCATTACCACCGCAATCAATAACACGGCAAAAACAAATGGGAATGTAGGTTCTGCAGTTGCTCCAACCGTAACGGCGGCGATCAACTCTGGCGTTAGCGCGGCCTCTGCTGTGGACAGTGCTGTGACTGCGTCTGTAAATGCTGGTGCAAATGTAAGCAATTCAGTCACTTCAGCCGTAACTGCCGCTGTTCAAGCTGGGACACCTTCAACTGTTGCAATTGACGCCGCAGTGCAAGTTGCTGTGGCTAACGGTATGAGCGTAGCTGATGCAACAAGTGTTGCTGTTCAAGCCGCGACTGCCACAAACACACCGTCGAATGTCGTCACACCCTCAAATGTTGTGACTCCTTCAAATGTAGTTACACCGTCTAACGTTGTCACGCCTTCAAATGTTGTCACGCCGTCAAACGTGGTTACGCCATCAAATGTCGTTACACCATCCAATGTTGTAACCCCTTCAAATGTGGTTACGCCTTCAAACGTAGTTACTCCAGCAAGCACGACTGTTTCACCCTTGTCCACGGTTGTTACTCCAACGACTGTTGCACCTACAACTACAGTTACACCTACAACTACAGTTACACCTCCTTTGACAACTGTGACTCAACCTCCTGTGATTGTTGAGCCTCCTGTTGTTTTGCCCCCTCCTCCTCCCCCACCACCACCACCACCACCACCACCACCTCCGCCACCCCCTCCTCCACCTCCGCCGCCGCCTCCCCCGCCGCCGCCCCCACCACCTCCGCCTCCTCCACCACCACCTCCAGTGGTAAGAAGAGCGGGTTTGCCGGGCAAGTTCATTGATCCACAATTGGACAGTTCGCCTCAATTCTTAAAGGGTGCGCCC